CAGCAGTTTGGTGACGGTGACCTCGCCGTTCTTCTTCACCCGGAAGTAAGATTCCGCCGCGGTCGCGCCTCCGGCCCACATGGCGTATCCCGTGGCCGCCACACTGGTGTCGATCCCGAAGTCGCCGGTCTTCACCTGCAGGTTTCCGCCGGACGCGATATGCACATATTGGCTGCCGGAGATGTCCACGCCGCTCGCCGTGATCGTGATGCCGCTCACCAGCCCGTAGGCGTTGTTCGTCACGTAGGCGGAGATCATGGAGGACGTCTGCGTCGTGGTCGAGTAGTTCGCCAGCTGATCCGCCGTCCAGCTTTCCGCCGTGTTGACAATGTCCGTCGCAGATTGATATGTGGATGTCTTTGCGATGTATCCGTTTGCCGCGTTGACCCCGCTCTGCCGGACCGCCTCATTCACAATGGCATCCGCAGTCTGGTAGCTTGTGGTTTTCGCCAGGTAAGCCCCGGCAGCCGCGCTGGCCGCCTGCTGCACCGCCGTGGTGACAATAGCATCTGCCGTCTGGTAGCTGGTGGTCTTCGCGATGAAGAGGCCCTGGGCCGTGCTGGTGCTCTGGCTGATGGCCTCGCTGACAATGGCGTCCGCCGTCTGATACTGCGTGGTCTTCGCGATCTTGCCGTTCTCCGCGTTCTGTGCCCGTTCGACCTCCTGCGTGATCCGGTCCGCTTCGATGGTGATCCTGGCGCTGTTCCGGTATACGCTGTCGCCAATGGTCAGGATCTCCTCCGCCATGGCGGAGATTCTCCGGTCCGTCTGCTCCAGCACCGTCCGGGTGTTCAGCTGCATACCGGCGTCGCTGACCAGCACCCATTCCGTCCCGGTCCAGCTGTACACGCTGGCCCCTGCCAGCTCGTTCCAGGTCAGGTCCGCCAGTTCGTCCCAGGTGTAGCCCTCCAGGCCGCCCCATGTGCCGTTCCCGGCCGCCTTTGTCCAGGTGTCGCCCGTGCTGAGGGTGATGTCCGGATCGTCCGCCGGATCTGTCCAGCGGGTGTAGTTCGCCGTCTTCGCGTTCACCGCGCTGACGGCCGCCGTAATGGCCTGGCTTTGTACCTCCAGGGTGGCGGCGAAGTCTGTGACGTCCCCGCTCAGGATGTCCACCTGGCTCTGGTCCGCCTTCAGGGTCACCGCGTAGGCCGTCTGCTGGATTTCCGTGGTCAGTTCATTGATCACCAGGTTGTCGAACAGCAGTTTCCACTGTTCGCCGGTCCACACGTACATCCTGTACTGTCCGGCCACCTGCTCCCAGGTGAATCCCTCCAGCTCGCTCCATGTGTAGTTGGCGATGTCGTTCCAGGTGTTGTCGTCGATCGGCTCCACCCACACATCGCCTACAACAACCCCCGTTGGATCGGGTTCCGTCGTGGAGTAAAAGATGGTCCCGTATCCCAGGGAAGAAATCCTGGTATTGATCCCGGCGATGGTCTGTGTGATGGTGCTGCCGCTCTGCCAGTCTCCAACGGTTGCCTGGATATAAGTATTTGAGCTCAGGTCCAGGGCGTTGATCTTGCCGATGGTGGCCTCCCGGGCGAACAGTTGGTCCACGTTCAGGATGTTCGCCGTGATCTCGTCCATCAGTGCGTGGCTGGCGTAGATGTTCTGCGTGTTCAGGTCATCCGCCAGGATGTCCGTCCCCATGTAGATCGTCCGGCCGTCGTTGGTATGCCCGGCCGCGATTTCCGCGGCGGATGGCGTCACCTGTGTCGCCGTCACATTGCCGGCAAGGTCGATGTCCAGCTTGTAATAGTTATCGTTGCTCGCCTGGATCACCAGGTCGCCGATTGTGGCGTTCAGGATCTGCGCGTAGTTCGCCGCCAACCGGGGAACGTACAGTTTCCCGCCCAGGGCTTCCTGGAACACCGCCTGGCCGAAGTAGGCGCTCTGCGCGTTCAGGTCCTTCACCTTCGCGTAGTCGATGTCCGCCAGGGCGATCCTCGCGTCCGCGATGGCCGCCGTCCCCAGGGTGGCGTTGATGGCCGTCAGGTCTGTGGTGTCGATCTTCGCCGCCGTAATGGACCCGGCGCCGATCTTGTCAGCGGTCACCGATCCGGCGGCCAGTTTGTCGGTCGTGATCGCCAGTGCCGCGATCTTGGAGGCTTCCACCGCCCCCGCGGCCAGTTTCTCCGTGGTAATAGCGCCCGCCGCGATGGCCTGCGCCTGGATGGCTTCCGCAGCGATGGCCCCGGCAGTAATGGCGCCGGCGGCGATCTTCTCCGCGGTGATCGCGTAGGCCGCGATCTTCTCCGCCGTCACGCTGCCGGCATTGATGGCGTCCGCCGTGATGGCGTTCGCCGCGATGGTCTCTGCCGTGATGCTCCGGGCGGCGATCTTGTCCGATGTGATGCTGTTCGCTTCGATCTCGTTGGCCGTGATACTATTCGCCTGGATGTTCTGCCCGCTGACGGCTCCCACCGCCAGTGCGCGACCGCTCACAGCCCCGGTCTGGATGTCGTAGCTTGCCACCCCCGGGCTGACCTTGTTCTTCCCGAAGGTGCATTTTTCATACCGTCCCAGGATCGGGTCGAAGGTGTAGCCCGTCAGCTGGATCAGTTCGCTAATCCCAAGCGGGCCGTCCGTCACCTGCACCCATTCACCCGGCGCGGCGTTCTTCAGCGCGGCGTACTGTTTGTATTCTTCCGTGTCCGGCAGGTGGATCCAGTCCACCTCCAGGCTGATGTCCACCTTGTCGCACTCGTCGATGTTGAAGCGGTTGCTCGCCGCTGTACGCATCCGGGTGAAGACCTCGTCCTGCGTCAGTTCGACCTCTGTACCGTCGCTCTGTTTTTCCTTGCTGCCGACCTTCAGCCCGGTGTTCAGCACCTCCGGCCGGATAAAGGGCACCACGCGCACGGTGTCGATGTATTCCTCAGGCAGCAGCAGCGTTTCTCCGCCTTCGTCCTGCGCCGTCGGGTAGATCCGGGTCACCAGCTGGCTGACGCTTCCGTCCCATTTCACCGCCAGCATGTTCGTGCCGTACTTGACGGTGTACTTTGCGGAGGCCGCAGCCTTCTCGATCAGGAAGACGTCCAGGTCGTTCCGGATTATCTGTCCGTTCGTAAACTGCAGCAGGCCCGCTTTCGGGTCCAGGATCGCGTTCTGCGCGTTCTTCCAGCTGTAATTCGCGGTGACGCTTTCCTCCGTCAGGTTGGTGTAAATCCCGCCGGCGTAGGTTTCCTTCATGGCGCCCTGGATGAACAGGATCGCCGTCGCCGGGTTCACGTTCACCAGGTTGCAGTCCCCGAGCATGGTTCGCCCCAGCTGATAGCTGATGTGCTCCGCGTGGATCGTGACCTGCTTCCCGTCCGTGGATTTCTCGATCTCCGTGATCACGAAACTCTGCTCCGTGATGGTCTGCGCGGGGATCGTCCGGGTCTCCGTGTCTCCTGTGGCGGTCACGTCCGCAATCAGGATGTAGCCTGTCTTCCCGGTGGTGGTGGCGGCCTCCATGTATTCATCGTTGAAGTCCGCCGTCTTCATGATCACGTCGCCGGCTTCCAGCGCGGCCGCTTCCTTGCCGGCGGTGCCGGTGGTATTGGAGATCTGCGTCCACCAGGCGCTGTTGTTGCTGGGCGGGATCTGCGCCTGTGGGCTCGTTGCGTCAAAGTAGGTGCATCTGTAGTTGTTGTTCAGGTAGGTGACCTTCGCGCCTACGCTGTAAACATGAACGCCCTCCGTTTCGCTGAAACCGATCCACTGGCTGTATGTGACCTTTTTCAGTGTCGGAACAACGCTCCAAAGGGTGGAACCATCCGCGTTGCTGACCTCGTAGTAACTGACGGTCCCCAGGGTGATCTCCGGGATCTGCTGATACGGTACAGAGCACCGGATCACCTGCCCGTAGTCGAACTCGATATTGTCCGGCACCGGGATTGTCAGGTCCAGGTCGAAACGCCCGTTGTCCTGAAAGGTGACTGAGGCCTTCTGCGCGTTCAGGGTGATGCCCTTTTTCGTGAAGTCGGTCTGGCCCTTGTTGTACAGTTGGATCACAGTCTCACCTCGTTTTTATAAGTATCTCCATGCCGGCTCGATGGTCAGCTTTGTGGCCCCCGTGAACGTTACCGTGTTGTTTCCCTTGTTGAATACCGGGAAGTTTCCGCTGCAGACGTTCATCTGCGGCACGTTGTTATACAGGATCCACTCGTTCTCCGTGTCGATAATATAGCCGTCCACGCACTCCGGGATTGTCAGCGTCCGCCCGCCGACGGAAACCGTCACCACGCCGCTGCCGGTAATCCCGATCTTCGGATAAGCCCGCATGTCTCCAGGGTTGTTTACCGATGTTCCGCTGGTGGTCACTTCGATGTTGTTCCACACCGTGTCGTACTTGATGGGATCGCAGTAGAACTGCACCTCGCCTTCCCACCAGGCGCTGTTCCTTGAGTGCTTTGTGAAGGTCACCGCGTTGATCACCCGGGCCTTCTGGCACAGGTTCGGCTGTCCGCTGAAGGTCAGCCACCCGTCCCCCCGCAGCCATTCCTCCGCGGCCTTCACGTCCGCCGCGTTGTCGATGATCAGCGGGATCGTCTGAATGTAGCTGTTATAGATGTCGTCGCCTTCCGTCAGCGTCATCTCGCCGCTGCGGCCGGGGATGGTGACGTGATTCACCCGCTCCTCCGGTTTGACGATCTCCGGCATACTCTGGAGGCGGATCCCCTTCGTGGTACAACTAACGTTGTTCCAGATGAATGAATACTTCATGCCGCCCTCCTTATGCTCCGTAGCCGCTGTTCTTCCTGCGGTTGTTCCTGGCGATGCTCTCCGTCAGCGCGTCGATCTCCAGCCCGTTGTGCAGGTTCACACTGCCGAAGTATGTGTTATTGTTGTATGTGTAGCTTTTATTTTGGCTGGCGGTCATGACCCGCTCCCCGCGGTGCAGCAGCGCCAGGTATCCGTCATACGGAACAAACGGAAGGCCGTTGGCGTGTCCTCCGAATCCCGGCACTTGCTGCTGGTATCCCTGCTGATATGACGGACGCCAATCCAAAGAAGCCGGAACGGTAACGGTCCCAACTTCTTCAGCCAGTTTCTGGGCAGCATTTTCTTCCGGTTCCAGTTCAGTCGGAAGTAGGATGTCATGTCCTTCGGACACCTTCTGGTTTACGTTGTCGATATAAGTATCAATTTCTTCATCTGTCATACCGAAACCGATTCGCAGCGCTTCCCGGTTCTTCTGTGCGTCCGTCATCCCCTCAGTTGCTTTGTTGAAGTTGTCAACATTGCTCCGGATCTGGCCCTCTGTTGCCTCGTACATGGCGTTCGCAGCGGCGAACAGGGTCGCCTTATTCAGCAGGTTCGACCAGAATCCGCCACCACTTGTTCCGGTTGCCAGGAGAGTACCGTCGCCACCAGTAACATTTTGCGGCGTTCCGGTGTCAATTCCGTTAAAGGTCTTCACACCGTTTATCAGTTTCATGATCTCCAGCGCTCCGCCGGTCAACTTCAGCGTGGCCCATCCGCCGACGATCCACTCCAGCGCGTGGAACACGTCCTCCTTGTGTTCGATCAGCCACTTCATCCCGCCGACAATTTTGTTCAGCACGTCAACAATCTTCTGGGCGACTTCTTGCGGGTTCACATTCTTCAGGCCCCCGAACAGTTCTTTCAGGGATTCCCCAAGACTGTCCATCATGGCCTTGCCGTTCTCAGACTTCAGGTATTCCAAGACAGACCCAAGCAAGCTGTCAATAGCCTCAGCAGCCTCTGTCAGCGCAGGAGCAATCCCAGCTGTCACTTCTGCCTTCAATGCGTCAAAGGACTCTTGCAGTTTAATAACGGTATCATTCAGTTTTGCGTTCTTTTCAAGAGCCTCGTCGCTGATCGTGTTCTGTTCACCAAGCGCCTCGATAAAAGCGTCCCTTCCGCCCTTCAGCAGGTTCTTCAGGCTTGAATACTTCTTCCCGAAGAGTGCCTCACCGTAAACGTCCGCCATTTCAGCGGATAGTTTTCCGGTCGATACGCGCTGTTGAATTTCCGTTCCAACCTGCCAGAAAACGTCTTCCCAGTTATCCGCAATTCGGAGTACTTCCTGGTTCTCCGTCTTCCCACCGATGGTCTGCGTAAATCCAAGCGCCCGGAAAATATCAAACTGTTCGCTCGATGGCCCGGTCATCGCCTTCTCGATCTTGCGCTTTGCCGCAGCCCATTCTGTGACGGTAATCTCGCCGATCGTGTCGAAAACGCCCTTGTACTTCTGGTACATTTCCGGCGTCATGTCCAGAACTGTCGCCTGTGTCAGGATGTCATCCGACAGCCTGGCACTGTCCATCACGTTGTTCCAGATCTCTTCGCCAAGCTTCACAGCCTTCTTTGCGGCGTTTTCCATCGCTCCGGTGATCTTGTCGATTCCGCTGATCACCTGGTCCAGGCTAATCTTCTTCCCAATGCCGTTGACGCTCTGAGTCAGTTTGTCCGCAGTGGTAGCCGCTGTCAGCTGGCTGGTGCTCAGGCCGTTCAGAGCGATCTCCGTCTCATTGGCCGCGCTCTGCATATTGAGCATGGCCGCCGCCATCTGCTGATAGCTTTTGCTCGCCGGATCTACGCCGGCGTTCTTCATATCCTGCAGCGCCTTCTCATACTGCTGCACGACAGATTTCTGTACCTTCAGCTTATTGGACAGTGCATCCGTCTTTGTGGCCATGGCCGCTTCCGCGTTGCCCGTCTTCTTAAAGGTGGTCTCCGCGAATTTCAGCTGCGCGTCGAAGGTTTTCAGCTGGGCGTTCGCTTCCTGGATGCCGCTCTTAAATGCGGACATATCCACGCCGAGTTTCACGTTAACGGCCATCGTCTCACATCCTTATCATGCTGTGATCATATTGCATCCGGTAATAATAGAGGTCGAGGATCTCCCCCGGCCTCATCCGGTCTATTTCCTTCTTTGTTAGTCCTGCGATCAGTCCATAGGAAACAACCCGCAGGTAGGTCAGTTCCCTGGCTGTTTTTTTGCCCGCTCTTCCTCCAGGCCCTCATCCACCGGGCCCGTCTCGTCGCTCTTCGCTTCCATCATGTTCCCGTTCGCGATCTCGGCCATTGTTGCGATGGCATAGCCGAGGATCAGCGCCGGCCTCATGTTCCGGAGCACCCATTTGCAGGTGACATCCGGCTCATGCCCGGATTCTTCCAGTCCGGCGTTCGCCAGGATCGCGATCAGCTTCCCCATCTTTTCCAGGCGTTCCGGGTCCTTGATCACGTCGATCCGGATGCTCTGCGGATCGTCCTCATCCTCCTGGCGGATTCCGAAGACCTCCTCCCGCAGCTGGAAGGCCGTACATCCAATCTGCTTCTGGATCTCGATCATCTCAAAAGCGGTATAACTCAGCGGCAGAACTCTCCCGCCGATCTTGATCTCTGTCATGTCTCTCTCTCCTTTTTAGACAAAAGCAGGGGACCCGGTCTCCCGGGCCCCCAAAGTGTCCGTCAGTTCGTGCTGACATTCAGCCGGGTATTCAGCCAGCTCTTCGCCGCCGCAATGGTGTCGACGGTCTCATGCAGCTGGAA